GAATCCGACGGCGGGGCTGGTATATCCGGCATTCGACCGGCTGAAGAACGTAGGGGTGTTGAAGCTGAAAGAGGGGTACGAGCTGCACTGGGCGCTCGACTTCAACGTCAATCCGATGACGAGCGTGATAGCGCAGGTGATCGACGACGAAGTGAGAGTGATGGACGAAATCGTGATGCACCGAGCGAGCACGTTCGAAGCGTGCGATGAGTTTCTGAAGCGGTACGGACACTGGCAGGACGGCGTAGTGGTCTACGCGGACGCGACCTCGCAGCGGATGCAGACCGCGGGGACGAGCGACCGAGAGATGGTGGAGCTATCGCTGGCACAGGCGGGGATGAAGGGAGTGCGCTACAGGATTCCGAAGAGCAATCCGGCGGTGAGGGACAGAGTTGGGCTGGTAAACGCGAAACTGCGATCGGCGAGCGGTGAAACGGGGGTCTTCGTGGATTTGAAATGCAGGGAGCTGATCGCGGACTTTGAGCGGGTTCAGTGGTCGGAAGACGGGGTCGAAATCGACAAGTCGAAGGACCCCAAGCGCAGCCACGCGAGCGATGCGTTGGGCTACCTGCTGTGGCAAGTATTCCAGCCGAAGCCGCGGATCGGCATGGGAAAGAGGCGGCTTCTGTAGCCGGGAAGGAGCGAGACCGATGAAGGAAATCAATCGGGAGCACCCTGAGTATCAGGCGTGGCGAGAGGCGTGGCCGAGGTACAGAGACCTGTACGCAGGAGGCGAAGCGTTTATCAGGGGCGCCGACCGCTACCTGATTCAAAGGCAGAGGGAGCCGCTGGACGTGTATTCGGAGCGGGTGAGCCGGGCGTTCTATGAGAACTACATCGGCTCGATCATCGACTGGTATGCGGCCACTCTCTTTCGCCGGGAGCCGCTGTTGACCTACGAAGGAACGGACGCAAGGGCACGCGAGTTCTTCAACGGGTTCGCGATGGACTGCGACCTGCGTGGCTCAACGGTGAGCGACTTCTACAGGCGGCAACTGGTGGAGGCGCTGGTGTCAGGGCGCAGTTACGTGGTGATCGACTTTCCCAGAACCAGCCGGCCCGCCGGCAGCCGCGCCGAGGAAGAGGAACTGGGCGTTTCCCGGGGTTACCTAACGGACTTCCCGGCGAGCGCGGCGATCAACTGGCAGCGGGACGAGCATGGCGAGTTTGAGTGGGTGGTCCTGAGGTCGGAGAGGCTCATCACCGAAAGCCCAAACAGCACGGGATGGCAAACGGAGCGCAGTTGGACGTACTACGACAAGACCGAGTACACCCGGTTCCGGCAGACGGAGGCCGACGGTAAGAAGGGCCCTATCGAAAGCGTGGATAAGGGCATGCATGGGCTGGCGAAGATCGGCAGGGTGCCGGTGCTCGAATTCACGCTGGGCGAGGGGATGTGGCTGATGAACAAGGCCGCGTCGCTGCAACTGGAGCACTTCAACAAGTCGAACGCCCTTTCCTGGGCGCTGACGATGGGGCTGTTTGCGATGCCGGTGGTTTACTCCGACCGGGAGTGGAATCAGACGGTGGGCGAAAGCTACTACCTGCAACTGGGGCAGAACGACAAGTTCGGCTGGACGGAACCGGAAGGGCACGTCTATCGGATCGCGCTCGAGAACCTAGACCGATTGAAGGAGGAGATCTACCGGGTCTGCTACCTCACGCACCAGGCTGGCGGGTCGATGTCGAAGAACTCGCAGATGACAGGCCTGAGCAAGCAACGGGACTACCTGGTGACCCAGGAGGTGCTACGGGGATTCGGCGATCGGGTTAAGGACCACCTGCGTGTGGTTTTGAAGACCCTGGCCGAAGCGCGGGAGGACCGGCTGACAGTGGACGTAGCCGGCCTGGACGAGTTCGATATCGGCGATTTCTCTGGTGAGTTGGAGGACGCGGAGCGGCTGCTCCGGCTTGGCATTCCATCAAAGACACTGGAGCGCCAGGTTCAGAAGAAGCTTGCGCTGAAGTATCTGTGCGACTCCAACCAGGGCGTCAAGGACCAGATCGCACGGGAGATCGACGGGAAGGTCTGAAAGGAGAGGCATGGAAGAGACGAAGCATGACGACATCCGAGGAATGATTCGTTCGGTGATCGAGGAATATGTGACGACGGAGCGGAGGCAGACGGAGCCGGCGTACAAGACCGAACTACTGGAGGAGCGCCGGCGAAGGGAGTCGCTTGAGAAGCGTGTCAACGAGCTGATCGAGGAGAACAAGAAGAGCCGTCAGGCGGCGGAGGAGACGGACCGGTATTCACAAATCCGGGCGGAGCTGCAGCGGCTGGGCGTGGCGAAGATCGACCTGGCGTTCAGGATCGTGCGGGACGAGATTCAGCGAAGCGAGGACGGGTCGCTGAGTGCGAGGACTGCAGAGGGCGAGCGGCCGATGCGGGAGCATCTGGCGGCGTTCGTGGAACAGAATCCGGAGTTCCTGCCCGCCCGGATCAGCGGCGGCTCGGGCGTATCGAGTCCGCAGCGCAGTGGGCAGATGCAATCCGCGCTCGAGTTGGAGCGGATCAAGCCGGGAATGAACCCGGAAGAGCTGCAGCGGGTGCGGGAACAGGTCTCTCAGCTTGCGTTGCAGAGTTTGAGGGGCGAATAGCGTTTCGGCCGAAGGCGCGGAAACGTGGTTGAGGCAAGAGAAGAAGGGAGACGAGAATGGCGATCATTACATCGGCCAATCTGGCGAATGCGATCGTGAAGCTGGTGGCGGTGGACGCTTTGCCGGCGCTGATGGGGAACCTCGTGATGGGCAACCTGGTGACCCGGGATTTCGAACCGACGCTGGCGAACGCGGGGGACACGGTGAACGTGCCAGTTCCTCCGATCATGACGGCCTACAACCTGGCCGAGGGCGGCGCAGTGACTCCGCAGAATCCTGACGTGGCGACGGCGCAGATCGTGCTCAACACGCACGCCGAGGCGACGTTCACGATTCCGGACGTGACGAAGGTGATTGCGGTGCCTGATCTGCTGAGGCTGTACATGCAGCCGGCGATGGTGGCGCTTGCGGAAAAGGTGGAGACGGATCTGTTGCACCTCTACAGCCAGTTCACCGCCAACACTCCGGTGGGCACGGGCGGAGCGGCGCTGACGGAGGCAACGGTCGATGCGGCGGAGACGAGCCTGTTCAACGCGAAGGTTCCCGCTGCCGAACAGAAGTACCTTGTTGTCGACGGGCAGGCCTATGGGCAACTTCGCCAGATCAGCCGGTTCAGCGAATACGACAAGGCCGGCGAGACGGGCCTGAAGGCGATCGTCGACGGCTCGATCGGGCGCCTGAAGGACTTCTATGTGTTCCGTTCGCAGTTCGTGCAGAAGACGGGTTCGGGACCGGTGACGACGAACAACATCGCGTTTTCGCGGAACGCCATCGGACTGGCGATCCGGCGGCTGCCGAAGCCGCTGGCGGGCACGGGAGCCATCGCCGAGTATGCCGAACTCGGCAACTTTGGCATGCGGGTGGTGATGAGCTACCAGCCGAATACGCTGGCGCAGCAGTTCACGGTGGACATGCTTTATGGCACCGGGGTCCTGCGGAACGCCTTCGGCATTCAGGTTCGCAGCTAACAGAGGCGGGGACACATGGGGGCAGGCACTGCCTGCCCTCTTTTTCTTTGGAGGGTAAAGATGAACCTGAAGAACTATTACGCCAAGGTGCGTGAGCTGGAGGCGAGCCTCGCCGACGGCGATGTGCTGGTCGTCAGCGAAGTGACGCCGGATGGCGGCAAGGCGGGAGTCAAGACGCTTGTGGAAAGGCGAGTTGCCGCGCAGCTCGTTGTGGAAGCACGGGCGCGGCTGGCGAGCGACGAGGAGCGCGCGGAGTGGGAGTTCGAAGAGGCCGAGCGCCGCGAGGATGCGAGGCGTGATGAACTGGCGCAGCGGATCCAGGTCCAGGTGATCACGGATACGGAGCCGCGCAAGAAGCCGCATCAGGGCTGAGGTGGAGGAGAACATGGCGTTACTGGTAGACGGCGGGCTCACAACTGTGCCGGTGCTCAAGGAGCATGACACAGGCGTATTCGAAACGGCGACTGGAGAAGGGATCGACCTGGCGGGAAAGTTGCGGCTCGCTGAGGCCGAGATCAGGGCAGAAGTGGAACGATTCCTAGCCCGGATGGGCAAGGGGAGCGTGCGCCAGGTGCTGGTGAGCGAGTCGATGCGGCTGTGGCACGCGTGGAAGACACTTGAGGCCGTCTACCGTGACGCTTACTTCAGCCAGCTCAACGACCGGTACGGCGAGCGCTGGAAGCACTACAAGACGATTTCGCGGGAGCAGCGGACCGTGGTGCTGGAGGAAGGGATCGGTATCGTCTCGGAGCCGCTGAATAAGCCGACGAAGCCGACGGTAGTGGTGGAAAGCGGCCCGATGGCGCCGGGCGCCTATCAACTGGCGGTTTCAGCGACGAACAGCCGAGGGGAAGAGAGCGCAGCGAGCGATGGGCTCGTCGTGAGTGCCGGGTTGAGCTGCACGCTCCGCGTGCGGCTGGGATGGCTTCCTTCGGGCGCGACGGGGTGGATGGTCTATGCCGGCGCCGCAGAGGGACTGTTGGCTCTACAAACGCCGAGTCCGCTTCCGGCGGCCGGCGAATTCGTACTGGCAGCCGAGCCGCTGCCGGGCAGACCGCCGGTTGAGGGGCAGCCGGCGAAGGAGTGGCTGATCAAAACACGGCGGCTGAGTTGAGGTGAATCATGCAAGGAACAATCAGTCAGGCGCTGGACAGCCTGCGTTCCGCCTTAAGTGCGTCGGACGGCCTGGGATCAAGCCTTGAAGCCCTGAGGACGAGTTATCCATTGCCGTTGACGGAATTCGAAGGAACGCCGGTGGAGATCATCAGGGCTCCCGCGGAAATGGAAGAGAAAGCGCGGACGGTGAAGTACCCGAGGTTCGCGCTTTGGGTGGAGAAGATCGAGAACGGGCGCGAGGAGCGGTTTCGCAGATTCTCGGGGACCCTCAAGGCACTCATTGAAATCCGAGTCTCTCAAGACAGGCTGGAGGGGATCACTGAGAGCCTGTACTGGTATGTGGATGCCGTTCGCGACGTGATTGAGCGGAAGGCGGGGTGCCTGGGCGAGGGTCTCGTGCTGACCGGCGAGTACGAGGTCCAGGTTGAAGGCGTGAAGAAGGGCGGATTGAACTACCTGCAGAGCGCAAAGGTCGTGTGCCCTGTGGTGATGAGCCGTAGATAGGAGCAAGAAAGACATGGCG